TGCAAGAGCGACGTCACCCTCTACGTGGACGGCATCGCGGCCAGCATCGCCGGCGTGATCACCCTCTGCGGACGCAAGGTGAAGATGAGCCAGTACGCCCGCATGATGCTGCACAGCGTGAGCTGCGGCTGCTTCGGCAACAAGAACGACCTGCGGGACGCCATCCAGACCATCGAGGGACTGGAGGACACCATCTCCAAGATCGTGAGCAAGCGGTGCGGCATCACTCCGGAAGAGGTGAAGGCCGCCTACTTCGACGGCAAGGACCATTGGATCACCGCCGAGGAAGCCCTGAAGGCCGGACTGGTGGACGAGATTTACGACGTGGACGAGACCGTGCCCGAAGGCAGCACCTACGAGGATGTTTACCGGATATTCATTAACCGGCTGGAACGCACATGCCGACAGCCACAACCCAATAAGGACATGAAACTTGAAGAACTGAAGAAAATTCCCCGATTCGCCAACTGCGCCGACGAGGCGGCCGCACTGGACGAAGTGAGAGAGACCGCCGCCCGCGCCGACAAGGCCGACGGGCTGGAGACTGAGAACAAGGCCCTGCGCGAACGCGTGGAGCAGGTGGAGAACGAACGCGTGGAGGAGACGGTGGAGAACGCCGTGGCCGAAGGACGCATCAACGCCAGCCAGAAGGACACCTACAGGAACCTTCTGAAGGCGGACTACAAGAATGGCTTGGCCGCAATCAAGGCGTTGCGCCCCAAGCGTATGCTGAAGGACGAACTGAACGGCACCGACCCCGTGGCCGACTCCGCGTGGGAGAAGCGCCAGCAGGAGATCCGTAACCGTTACATGAACAGAAAGGGCTGAGCCATGAAGACGATTCCTCCGAAAGGTGTGCGCATCGGCAGTTCGGTGGCCTCCGGCAAGAACACGGGCGTCCAGATCAGAGGACGTCAGGTGGTAAGAATGTAAGTAACAAACTCTAAAAACATATTTGGCAATGGCTTTTATTGTAAACAATTCCAATTACAGCGGTGAGGTTCTTGAAAGTTTGCTCACCCTGGCATCCACCGGTAACGAAATCGTCTCCAAGGGACTGATTTGCATCATTCCGGGTATCAGCAAGGCAGTGTCCATCCCCCGCGTGAAAACGACCAAGATGCTGCGCAAACGTGAGAAGAACCCCCAGGTGACCAACAGCAGCGGCAACTTCGACTACAGCGAGAAGAAGCTGGAGCCGCATGACCTGATGGCGTTCACCGTATTCGACCCCTCCGCCTTCGAGACTCTGTGGCGTCCCTTCCAGCCGAAGGGCCAGATGGTGTTCCGCGAGCTCCCCGTCAACGTGCAGAACACGATGCTCGACGCGCTCTCCAAGCAGGTGACCTTCGAACTGGGCGACCTGTACGTGAACGGCGAGTACGGCGAGAGTGACGGCACGAAGCTGATGAACGGTATCCTCACCCAGGCGCTGAAGGACGAAAACACCATCCAGGTGACCTCGGCCGAGACCACCATGCTGGGCAAGCTGAAGGCCGTCCGCGCCTCCATCCCCACCGCATTGCGCGGCAATCCCGCCCTGCGCATCATCATGTCGGTGAACGACTTCGACAAGTACGATGACGAACTGACCGAACGCGAGTACAAGAACACTTCGGAAACCGACGTGAACGCGGCCCGCTACAAGGGCATCCCCATCGAGACCATAGCCTCCTGGCCCGACGACGTGATTGTGGCCACCCTCTGCTCGCCCAATCCCTCCTCGAGCAACCTCTTCGCAGCGGTGAACCTGTCTGACGACGAGGATGTGATTCAGATTGACAAGGTGTCTCCGGCCTCGGAACTCTACTTCTTCAAGATGTTGATGAAGGCCGACACGAACATCGCCTTTGGCGAGGAGTTCGTCATCCTGGACACCCGCAAGGCGGCATCCAAGACGAGTGACTGATGGCGGCTGTGATATCCCGCGGACTGAGGAACAATAACCCCGGTAACATCCGCAAGTCGAAAGACCAGTGGAAGGGGTTGCGCGCCAGTCAGACCGACTCCCAGTTCTTTCAGTTTGAGAGCATGGCGTACGGCTACCGGGCGTTGATGACCATCCTCCGGAACTACCAACGCAAGTACGGACTCCGCACGGTGTCCGACGTCATCCGGCGGTGGGCCCCTCCCTCCGAGAACAACACGAACGCCTACATCTGTGCGGTGTGCCGCGAGCTTCAGATTCCCGTCACCGACGGGGTTGAGCTGGACCTGGAGGACAAGCGCACGCTGACGGCCCTGGCCTCCGCCATCTCGAAGGTGGAGAATGGGACGCCGGCCGTCGCCGCCGACGTGGAGGCCGGATATGACTTGATGTGACACCATAGAAGAAAGGAACGCTTATGACCTGGGACTGGATACTTCAGGCACTGGAGCTTCTGTTCGGACCCGGGTTTGTAGCCGTCTTTTGGGTATGGATCAAGAACCGGGACACCCGGAAGGCTGCTTCGGCCAAGGAAAGAGAGGATGTCTACAAGACCATGTATGACAACTTATCGGACACTTTAATTGATTTGCAGAATGAGAATATCAAACTTTATAAGGCGGTGCGCGAGCTTAACCGCACGATCCAGAAAGCTACGGCTTGCCCTCATTTTGCTGTTTGCCCTCTGCGCAGTGAGTTGCAGAACGGCGCGGGAGTCGTCGACATCGACCCTCCGGCAGCAGAACGACCAAAGCGACAGTCTAAGCGCAAGACGGCTGTGGCTATGGTCAGAGGGGATCCCGGCGAGCAAGGTGACGCTGACCATACCGAACGATAGCCTGGCCCGGCTTCCCAAGGGGGCGAGCTTCCAGGGCAAGGAGGGGCAGGCGTCGGTAAGGGTGAGCCTCGACGGGGACAACCTGGTGGTGGAGTCGCAGTGCGACAGCATCCAGCGGAGGTGCCTCTATCTGGAGGACGAACTGGTGAGGATTCGCAATGCGCTGCAACAGCGGGAGGAGCAGTCCTCTTCCGTGACGGTGACGCTCACATTCTGGCAACGGCTCTGGATACATGTGGGGCAGGTGCTGGCGGGCGTCGCGTCCACGATACTGATTGTTATCTTATTGAAACGATGTTTTAAATACTTTTGAATATGTACAAGAGAATTTATACGACTTTATAACGACATTAAAATAGAATAAAAACATGAATAGTGTACTCGATGGAACCAACCTTATCCTCTCAGTGGGAGGAAACGCGTTGGGATTTAGCACCGGTTGTAAGGTAAGCACCACAACCGAAACGGGCGAACGCCTCACCAAGGAGGCTGCCACCGGCAAGTGGAAGGAGAAGTACGTGAAGTCATTCTCGGAAACCATCTCTGCTGACGGCGTCGTACTCACCGACGGTACGAGCGAAACGCCCACTTATGACCAGTTGAAGGCCTTGCAATTGGCCGGCGAACCGATTACCGCCACGTACTCGCTGCGCGACGGCGACAAGCGCACAGGCAAAACCTCCGGCGGTTACAGTGGCTCATACATCATCACTTCGCTCGAACTGGACGCTCAGGCTGGCGATGACGCCAAGTACAGTCTCCAGTTGGAGAACTCCGGCTCTGTGTCGGCAGTAGGCAACGGACTGACGGAGACTACTGAATGAACGAAACAGAACTCTTAATCTGACGGATTATGGCTAAAAGATCAATTACCATTCAAGGCAAGAAATATCCTTGCTACATCACCAACGGCGCCATGCTGCGCTACAAACGCTCCACGGGAGAGGACGTAAGCAAAATGGCCAACGATGACACGGCCAAGATGGTCGAGTTCATGTACCACTGTACGGCGAGTGCAAGCCGCGCGGAGGACGTGGACTTCGACATGGACCTTGACACCTTTGCGGACTACACCACGCCGGCAGACCTTCAGGCCTTCGGTGAGGCGGTTACAGAGGATTCAAAAAAAAAGTAGATGATGAGGATGAAGTAGAAAGTGATATTGAAACACTGTTGGGAATCGCGATGGGGTGTATGGGGATGAGTATGGATGACTTTTGCCGATGCACCCCATCCGAATTCTCGGAGGTGTGGAAATGTTTCCAGCAACAGGAGGTGAGGAAGGAGCGCAGCGCATGGGAGCGCAACCGCTGGCTGGCGGTGTGCGTGGTGCAGCCCTATTCCAAGAAGACACTCGGTGTAAAGGACATCGCCGTGTTCCCGTGGGAAAAAGAAGAGCCGACAAGGCAGGACGCCAAGCCGGCTATGAGCACAGAGGAAATCATGGTGAAGTACAGGGAAGCGTTGAAGCAGTACGGGTTCAAATAATGCCCTACGTTATCGTTTCCCGTCTCTTCGTTTCCTTTCCTCGTAATCAATCTCTCTACTATGGTCCACATAGTAGACGATACCTCGTAATACAAATAGCCAAAAGGCTACTATACCTACGAGCATCAGTTTCAAAGCGATTGGATGATGTATTAAAAATTCAGTCATAACGTAACTCATTTTTGCAAAGTTAGTGATTTAATTTAAAAATGCAATGGATAATTCAGTGAAATTCAAAATAGAACTTGAATCCAACGGAGAGAAAGTATTACAAACGCTCCGTCTGGACATGGACGACTTTAAAAAAGCCGTAAAGGAAGCCACTGGCGAGGCTCAGAAACTCAGCAGCGGTCTTTCGAGGATGGCTGAACTATCCGTTGTTGTGACCTCCTTAACCTCAGTTGTAAGTGGACTAAATCAAGCCATAGACTCTGTTGCCGGCAGCTATGAACGATTCGACGTCTCGATGCGTGCCGTAAATACGATGGCAGGTCTCGATCAGGCAGGGCTTAAGAAGCTGACCGGTCAAGTAGAATCTCTTGCTTCGGAGATTCCGTTAGCTAAAGACGCATTAGCCAATGGCTTGTATCAAGTTATCTCCAACGGAGTGCCGGAGAACAACTGGATAGAGTTCCTGGAGAAGAGTGCCCGTGCTTCGGTGGGAGGTATCGCCGACCTGGGCGAAACGGTCACAGTGACCTCCACCATCATCAAGAACTACGGCCTTGAATGGAGCGCAGCCGGAGATATCCAGGATAAGATTCAGATGACCGCCAAGAACGGTGTGACTTCCTTCGAACAACTGGCGCAGGCGCTACCCCGCGTCACAGGATCAGCCGCCACGCTCGGCGTGACAATCGACGAGTTGTTTGCGTCCTTTGCCACACTGACCGGCGTAACGGGTAATACTGCGGAAGTATCCACTCAGTTGGCAGCCATCTTCACAGCCCTCGTAAAGCCGAGCAGCGAAGCCACCACCATGGCTCAGCAGATGGGCATCCAGTTCGATGCAGCGGCTATCAAGGCGGCTGGCGGTATGCGCAACTTCCTCCAGCAATTGGATAAGGATATCAAGAGCTACGCATCCGCCCACGGACAATTGGACCAAGAGATTTACGGCAAACTGTTCGGATCCGCCGAATCGCTGCGTGCGCTCACGTCCTTGACGGGCGAACTGAGCGATAAGTTTGGCGAGAATGTAGAGGCTATGTCGGGAAGTGCCGGAACCATCTCTGCGGCCTACGACAGCATGGCAGGGAGTGCAAGTGCTTACACCCAGATTCTGAACAACCAAATCACCACCGCGACAAAGGAGGTGGGAGTCATTGCCAGCAAGGCACGGCCTTATCTGCAATATGTGGCCATCCTCGGTCAGGCTACGGTTGGCATAATAGCTATGTGCGCGTCCATCCAAAAAGGAATCGTGTACGTAAAAAGTCTCTCTTCGGCTGAAGTGGTGCTGGCCAAACAGATCAACGCAACGACCTTGCACGGAA